AAGTCTGAGGCTGCTTGAGACGATTCATTGGCTTCGGCCTGGCTTGGGGGGAGTAAGGGGGTGGACATGAGGTTAAGATTGGAAAGGGATTAGGGGGCTTCTCGCAGATACTTAAACCTGTACCCATTTGTACCGCGTTGTTTTCCCCGTAAGGTCCTACTTATTCCAGTTATGTTTATATCCAATTCGTCTCCAGCGCTTTGCAGGGTATAGTAGGTTTTACCATTGTTTAAACAAATAAAGGGTTCTCCTCTATTCGCTTCCGATATTTTTTCGCGACTCTGCTTTGACATCCTATTCCCAAAATTGGGATTGTTTTCACCCTTTGTAGCTTTAGAGATTTTTTGTTTTACTTCTTCTGAAACCGTCTTTCCTGTGCTAGAAACAGATATGTTACGCCTTACCTCTTCTGAGCGCGGAACTCCTTTCTTTGATTCACCTATTTTTATTTTAGATGTCTCTGCGTGCTTTCTACCCGTCCCAGCCTTGGATATCTTATCTCTCGTTTCATTCGTAGCGGTTTTTCCAAAATTTGGGTGCTTTTCTCCGCTTATAGATTCGGAGTGTTTTTTCTTCCGTTCTTCTGTCCAAGTTTTTCCTTTACCCGCCTCAGACATTTTTTTACGAGTTTCATCCGAAACCATATGATTGTTTCCACCCGTATGGAGGTTGTATCCATTTGGACTCATCGTATTATAATATTCTATAAAGTATTCTTCGGCCAAATTCAAATCTTCTATGTTATCACATGTATGGATAATACTTTGAGTGAAATTTTCTTTTCCGTATTTCTTTATAGCCTTATAAAGGATAGACCCGGCGCAGCAATGTTCGGTCCACCTTCTTTTTAAGGTTTTTATGGTCTGACCTATATATTCCTTACCGTTAATTTTATTAATAATTCTATAAACGATCATAACAGATAATCAGCTCCCATATTTAACCATAGCAAAGAACATATTGCCGTGTCAATAAAAAAACCCACATATAGTTAAATATGTGGGTTTTAATAATTAGTTGACTTTTACGAATCAAGGGAGAGTGGTTGCTCCGCTCTCTCCGTCCCCTACAGAACTCTCATCACTCACGGAAGTGCCCTTATAGGTCAAATTTATCTTACTCGTTGCACGACTCGTAAAGCTGTTGCTGTTGGTATCCGGCAAACAGTTTACTATGGTTGCCATAGGAGGGCCAGTCGGTGACTCCCTATCTCCTACAGTAATGACTACCGGTCCGAGCGACAACAAATTGTTCAGCGTCGGAAAAGCTCCGAGTAGTTTTACGCCGTGACCATATACGCGAAATCCACTACAAGAAACTGAAACACTGTTGTAGCTCACAAGCGTAATTTCTTGAGCCGCGTAGGCTCCGAGAATATGAATATCTTCCGAAGAGATACTTTCGCTAATAGTACAAGAATCGAAGATGCCAATAACTACAGGCCCGTTCCCAGAGTTGATAGACACCACTGAACGACCACCAGTGATAACTTTAGACGATGCTGCAATTTGAGTTGGAGTGTTAGGCCCAACATTACCCGGACTACCTGCTGCCATAAAATTCTCCTAGTATTTCTTTATTATGATGCCGACTGTTGAACTGCCGATAAGGCGAGATCAATGGCCACAAAATATAAGCTTGTGGTAAGTTTCGCCTCAACAGCAACGAACATAGAAGGTGCTGCGATTTGGATGGATGCATTGCGATACCCGAGCGGCGCGTCGTTGCTTGCCGTGGTCATTTTGAGCTTGCGGTAGTAGTCAAATCTCTGTTGCAAAAAACTCAAAGCGCTTGCTGCTGAAAGATCCGCAAGAGATTTTCCAACCATTGATTGCTGAAAACTCTGTGCAAGATCTAATGAGAGCAAATCCGATAAGTATACACTTTGAATACTGTTATATACGAAGTTAGCATCTAAACCATAAGTTGTTTGGTCACTGACCCACTTGATTCCATTCACATCTTGCGAAAGAACCAAAAGCCCCGCAGTCAACGCATCCGACACATCGAATGGATCTCCATTGTCGTATCCGGAAGGATCAGTGATAGAAACAATGTTTGCGTAGTGATTGCAAATAGACTTATAGAATCCACCAGCTTGCATACCAGCAGCTATAACTGCAGCATACCAAGGCTGAAACAAAGTGTTAACGCCGAAGCTGTTGACCTGAGTCACTTGCTGATCGGTCATGTAGCAACGATACGTTCCAATTCCCTGTGCCTGAGCTTTGGCCTGAGCATAGGTACCATTGAACGAGAGTCCAGCCATACGATTCTTTTTAAGAACAGGAGTAGAGAACTGCAAACAATGGGTTTTGAGGAGTTCATTGATGGCATCGATCGTATACGTGGATGCAGGATCGGTATTCCCTGCAAGAATGTCCGCAGTGGCATCCTGAGAGAACAAAGGAACAATGATGTTACATTGAATCCCAGCAAGCTGAGAAATTGCATTTACAATGTCGATTGCCAACGTTGGGCCGAGAGTTCCGCCAGATAGGAACACACCACTTGAAGGGAATGGAATACCAGCGAACATGATAGGAGTAAACGAGAGAGCTGTATTTGCAGCCATCTGTGTTTGGAATTCATAGGCTGAATCCTTAATACGACCTGGCTGAGCACCAGGAGTACTGGTTGCGATCCCAATAGCACTCACTTGATCCAAGCTAGAAGGTGGAAGCGAGATAGCCGAAGGGGTAGCAGTTGCTGAGTAACCAGGCTGAGCATTAATGAATGCCGCAAGTTGTCCAACCGTAGAATACTGCGAAAGAGTAGCCGACAGATTACCGCCAGTTCCGCCCGTAACCGAAGTAGTCAGGGTAGTCGCATTAACACTAACAGTACCAGTCGTACCCAAGTATCCGATAGTCAAGGCCACCGCAGGGGTAATATCGATCGTGCTATTAAAGCCCGTAGCAGTATTCGTGGTTTGAACTTCGATAGCTGGTTCTTGTGCAGCAGCAAAGTTTCCAGCAGGCAAGCCCAATGCAGCCAAATCACCAGGAGTAGAATCGATCAATTCGAAGCTTTGGCTATAACCTGCAGCGTACGATGCAGGGTTTGCCGCCATGGTCAAAACCACGGTATTCAAAGCAACGCCAGCGGAAGCAGTAATACCGGCTGGAAGTAGACTATTCAGTTCCACAATCAATTCTGCAATATTAGCATGAGAATTGGTGATGACCATACCAGGTGGGAAACCCGTAATGGAATTCGTAGGATAGGACCCAACGTCTCCATGGACAACCGTAGCGCCAGTGTTCGTTACGCCGGTAGCGCCCAAAAGGCCAAATTCTCCAGCAACACCGAGCGGTGCAGATGCCTGAGCATTAATGTTAGTTGCTACGCTGACCGTAACCGCACCATTAAGTGCGATCACGCTACCATTGACTGTGCCACCACCCAAGGTAACACTCGTATTGGCGATAATGTTTCCGTTGAAGGTATTGGTTGCGCCGAGGGTTGCCGAACTACCAACTTGGAAAAACACATTAGCTGCAGTAGCTCCGCCAGTCAAAGCGATTGTCGCTCCAGCGCCAGTGACGAGAGTGCTAGAACACTGAAACACATAGGTTCCAGCACCATTCAGGGTAAGTGTCCCCGAAGCGGCGATAGCAAAGGTTCCACTAGATTCTGAATAGGTTCCAGGAACTAAGGTTTGGCCACCAAGAGTGCTCGATATTGGGGTCGGCGTCAAGGCTTCCAAGGTATTGTATTCTGCTAGAGCATCGGATTGCCCGGTCATAGCAGACGCACCACCACCACTAGAACTCAACGTGATAACATCCGTAGCGCCACCATTCTGACGAATAGTAAAGGTATCGCCATTCAGAGCAGCTCCAAAAGCAGGAACGGTAGTCCCAGTAACCTGAGGAGGAGTTTCAGTATCCAAGGAAGTGATGGTGTAGCTAAAGCCGTTTCCTCCAACACCATAATTCTGTGAAAAGAACACGCCGTAAGTACTGCCAGAGAAGGCCGAGTAGGCAATCGTCGAATCACCAGTTCCGGAAGTTTTAGTTAAAGTCCCAGAAGCTGTAGGAGCGCCGGTTCCGGAAGCGACCAGAGTAGTCCCAGCCGCAATCGTGCTTTCGACCACAAAAGTTTGGTCATTATTACTATACGTAGCGCCAACCGTAGCATTTGCAGCGGTAACAGTAAAGGTATAGGCCCCAACAGGAGAGTGAGCCTCAGTACCTTTATTGGTTTTAAGGATGTAAACGCTAGAAGCCGTACCGGAAATGTCAGGATCGTTCGAAGGAGCAGCGAGGGCATTAAAGGCATCCACGATAGGACCTGAGCCATAAATACTACGAACCAAATTACCCTGTTGAGGGCCGAAGAAGTTCGTCTTCAAATTCGTAACGCTATAGTCTGGACCAGCAGCAGCTTCACCCATCAGGACGATGACGCCAGAAGTGGCAAGGCCGGAAGCCGTTGAAATTACAGTGGTATTTACGTAGGCACCTGGGACGTTGGTCCGAACGAAAGGTGTAATAAGTTGTTGTGACATAAATTTCCCCTTAAATCATTTCAGCAAAATGTAATTTGCCGTGTTCTTTTGTACGGCACGCGTAGTTCTTGTTTACAGAATCGTCTACAGCTCTCATACTTACATTAAAGATTGCAGCGACGGCCCTACGCGAATCAAAAATCTCTTTAGTTTCTAAGCAGATAACTCTCTTATGAGATCCAGGCTTAGATTTTCTCTCAAGTCTATTCTTTTCACACAGAGCTTGAATTGCAGGATCCTTAGAGCGGATTGAAAATCCCTTGATAGTGTCGGCCTTACCACGAATAACGTTAGTAATATTTGGAGCCTTTGCTCCAATGGCTTGAGCTAGATCTTCAGTTCCCGCAAATTCAACCCATACGCCGTTCATCAACGCCTCTACAGGCTTTTTATTCTTGATGGCAGCCGCCAAAGCCTGTTCGACGACCTTCGCCATATGGTCTGGATTGTCAGCGAGCCTCTTCTTCATACCCTCAGAAACCTTGTCGGCCCAAGTAATTTCTCGGCCAGTCATTTTTTGGCTCATTAGGGCTTTAGTTTCTGCGGTGTGGGTTTTTCCGGTGCATGATAGGACTCGTTTTTTCTTCTCTTCTTCAGATTGAATACGCCCCCTTACACCGTGACCACCCGTAGTCATGTTATATCCAAGGCCGCCGCCAAAACACAGACTGTTAAGCTCTTTAATCCAAAAGATTTCCCTATTGTCTAGTTCGGTTTCAAAAGTTACTTCAATGGTCTCGATCTTAAAGTTTTCTGCGCCATATTTACGAATAGCCCTACAGAGCGCTAATTCACTTCCAAGATTCGCAGTCCTAACATGCTTAGAAAACCTCAACTCCACCGTATAAACAGTCTGACCAACGTACAATTTGCCGTTGATGAGGTTAGTAATGAGGTAGATGGAGCCTAGAGAAGCTTTCATTTAACCTTCAATCCGAAATGGTCGCAACCCCTCTTAAAGTCTTCTGGCGAATCCATTTTGATAGTCTTGAGATGCAACCAAAGAGCTTTTTCAAGATTCTTAGCTTCGCCATATTTCTTTTTATTGCTGGCCCAAAACTTGCGAAACTCTTCACGTTTCTGTTCTTCAGTAAGCGACGGGGCTTGAGGCCTATGAAGAGAAGCCCTATAGGCACGAGATTCAGCCAAGGTCATCTCCTTGGGCTTAGACTCCACCATGGGCTGTTCAAGTTGTCTGAGTTTCGTCGGCTTTGCCATTGGTTATCCTGGTAGCTTTGGTTTGGACATTTGGTGGATTTGATCGAGGGTTTGCTGGTGGGAAGACTTAGCTTGCGCCGTTCCAACTTGAACTCCGTGAGGAGTAGCCCCGCGAGCACTGGCAGTTGCACCAACACCGGCAGCGCTAGTAGACGTGGGGGCATCGGCTCTACCGTGTTGTACTGCGGTATTAACGCCTTTTTCATATCCAGTCTCAGCCTTATCCATTTCGGGAGCAGCTTTTTGGCTCTTCTTCATTTCCATTTTACCCATAAACTTAGCGAGCTTATAGGAACCCTTTTCACGATGTTCTTGCTTTTCAGCTTCAGGATTCTCAGATTCATGGGCTTCAACTTCATGTTCAACTTTTTCGCCAAGTTCAGCATCCTGCTTCTCATCAGGGTTCTTTTCGGACATTTCCATATCTTCGGACTTGCCCATTTTGGCTTTAATCGAACCATTGATCTTGTCGGCAGTTTTCTTGGAATAGCCTTCGCCTTCCAACTTATGCTCAATTTTATCCCATTCCCCTTTAGCCAATGGAGAAAGTTTAAAAAGTTCCTGGGCTTTCGCCAGAACCATCATAGCTGCCTGTTGTGGGGTATAAACTTTGTCTGCCATGGGAACTCCTAATAACAATAAGATTGGACGATCACTTTCGTTTGGATCTAGCGTTGCTCAAAAACTCGTGAAGTGCTTGAATACTTTTCTTCTTAAATGATTGATTTTGTTCACTTTTATAAAATTGAGAAGGCTTATCCATCGCCTGTCCAGGTTTTTTAGCCTTAGCTTGCTTCACTACGGCCTGAGAGCCGACCTTATTTGGACTAGCGGTATTTGATTGTGTAGGAGAAACAACACCCGGAACTGGAGTAATCTGAGTTGATTGAAGACCGCCCATGCTGACTTTTTTGATGTTCATCTAGGGTAAGATTGGGGATGATTTTAACAAAATATGGTACTTATAGTTAGAGGCCGAAATCTTTTAGTCAGCTTTTAGCTAAAGATAGGAGGCATCTATTCTATTCCCCTTAGCGCTATTCGCAGATTTAGTTAATATCTGCAAGTTCCAGGGTACGTGTAAACCTCTTACATTTTTGCCCAATAAGGGCAAGATATGATCAACTTCATGGGGAATGCCAGTTTCCTTAGTCTTTCTAGCAGCTTCTATATAGAATTCGTCTATTTTATTGTAGTCTGATTCGGTAAGCCAGGAAGGGGTAGCTTGGATTTTGGCTGCGTTTCTTCTGGCTGTAGCAGAGTTCACCAGCGCAGCATTTTCCTTTTTATAGAGAGAAGACCTCGTATTTTCTTTTTTCTTATTTTCTACATAATACTGAGCATTATACGCGCTTCTAGTTTCTTTGTTCTTAGCTCTAGATATTTCATCGTATGCCTTAGCACACAGCTTACATTTATGCTGAAAACCGTCTTTGGCCCCCTTATCCTTACTAAAATAGCTAATCTCTTTATTTTCCTTACACTTAGAACATACCTTCATATATAGGATATATCACAACTACTCATTTTCATAGGCAATATCTTGAAGAGTTTGCCAATTAACGGTGTCGGGATTCTCAAACGTGTCTGTTAAGTTACTAAGGATCTTCAAACCACCAGGAAAGACAATGTCTTCCACATAGCGATGGGGCTGTTCAATCCATCTATTTTCAACTTGACCTTCAAGAGTGATATCGCGAGCCCAAATTACTTGACCTGCATCTGAATAATCTGGGTCTGGATACATTTTACCAGACTTAACGACGCTTTCAGCAAACCCATCTGCCTCTAACAGGCTTTGACGATATCTCAATAGAGAATACGTAGCTATAGCATGCAACCATAGAAGGGTGTTCTGGTCCATGGCCTTGCAGCTGACTTTATAGCTCTCCTGAAAGAATGTACCACCAATCCTAGCCTCAAAATATCTATACTCTGGAATAACACCATAAAGTGTCGCATTTAGAGATAGTCCCGTTAAAAGTTGGACTTGAGTAGAGCTAACGACGGATTGGACCACATACGCACTGCCGGTAGTTGGATCCACCAAAGCCATCCCAGGAGAAACGAGGTTAAGGGTTTGAGCGGAAGTGAAGGTAAATACACCAAGAGTTGGATCATACGAACCAGAAGTTGGTTTGATGACATACGGGATAGGTTTATTTACTTCCGAAGGAGATAGGTGGATCTTTTCGGTAGTTAAATCGGCTAATCTCTTCATGTCCGGCTTTTCGTTACTCGTACCAATGTCAATTACGATTGCAGGAAATTCAAGTTTATCATCTCGTTCGGACATAACGATATTAATGCGATTATTGGCTAACCACTGAGAGCATGATTCGATTTGTGAACCATAGAGTTTTCTGAGATAGGGATTAGCTACCGTATCCCCAAGAATATCGTTAAGAAGCCAGGGATTCTTTGTGATGTCTTCTAGGCCAAGAGTTAAGGCCGCTT